ATGAGCGCCTTAACTGGTACCGTGAGAAGTTCGAACTTCTTGACAACCATGCTTAGGTGCATGGAATTGTCCCGCTGTCAGGACATTAAATAATGACAGCTGTGCGTAGTAACATGCACATTAAGTTGAAGATATACCGTTATAGGTAGTTACCAAGTAAGATATGAGAATTCTGATCTTTAGTCTGACTTAGGAAAACTATAATGTAGATGCAGCCCTCGTGTTGCACCCGTCTTTACGGGAGGATTGGTCATCCAGAAACAGGAATTAACCGACGTGCTGTGAGGCCAGCGCGGATGGGGAGTATTTAAAAGGACCTTACTAGTTATCAAAGAATGAATACTATTGGTGAGACAGTACCATCCGTCGTAGACGGAAAAGACTTCGATTGGGACGCGCCACTTAGGCGCGTTTCCTCGTTTGACGTTGCGGGGCTTGTTGAGGAATTAGAACACCTTAAGAAGGATAATAGAACGTTGCGTTGCTCATTGGCGCGCAAGTATCAGCATTGTAATAAGCTGAAGGCTGAGGTTAGAGAACTTAGCCGACTTGTGCGTAGTCTCGATGATGACGTCCTGTGTTCGCAGAGTGGTGTTGCAACCACTAATAGCGAGCCGGGACTGACAGTCACTGAGTCAACGCCAATGGTCGCGGAGCAAATTACTGCTTTCGCTGACCAGGATGCTGGATGGACTACAGAAGTTCACGGAGAATACGATTCTACCCGTGACGCTGTTGCTGCCGACAATTCGAATCTAGGACAATTTTTAGGACGTCCTATTCGTCAGTCGGTGCAGTCTTGGACGACTAACCAACCGTTCTTTTACCAGTTTAATCCATGGGAGGAGTTCCTCGAGAACCCTTTTGTGGCGGATAAGATCAAGAATTATGAACTCATTAGAATGAAGTTGCATTGTAAGATGGTGATTAGTGGCACTAAGTTTCATTACGGACGTGCTCTTGCTAGTTACAATCCTCTGTCTGGTCTTGACCAGATTACAGTGGAGAGGAATTTTCTTAGCCAGGACCTGATCCAGGCTTCGCAGAAACCTCACTTCTTCTTGAATCCTACCAAGAATACCGGAGGAGAGCTTTGCATGCCCTTCTTTTGGAACCGCAATTACCTTTCGTTGTCTGACGAAGAATATAACCAGATGGGTGAAATTACCATTAAATCATTTGGAAATCTTCTTCATGCCAATGGAGGTAATGATCCTGTTACAGTCACCATTTATTTGTGGGCTGAGGATGTTGTTCTCACTATGCCCACTAGCTTGACGCCTTTGACGTCACAGGCTGGTAAGAAGGGGCTTAGCAAGAAGAATAAAGGCAACTCTATCACTTCGAATGATGAGTATGGTTCCGGTATTATATCCAAGCCAGCGGCACTTGTCGCCAAGGCTGCGGGCGTGTTGGCAGAAATGCCACTTATTCGTCCGTATGCTCTTGCGACCCAGATGGTCGCTGGCAAAATTGGAGAGGTTGCGAAGATCTTCGGATATTCGCGCCCCTCTGTTGTATCAGATATTCAGCTTTTTAAGCCGAATCCTACTGGTAACCTCACAAATGTTGATGCTGCTGACGCAGTTCACAAGCTTACTTTGGACAGTAAGGCTGAGATTACGGTGGATTCTAGAGTTGCTGGGCTGGATGGTACTGATCAAATGGGCATTTTGGATATTGCCCAGCGTGAGTCTTATTTGACTCAGTTTACATGGGCCCCTGACGCAGGGCCCGACACCTTGCTGTGGAATAGTCGCGCAACTCCCATGTTGTTCGATATCCTCGGCTCAGAGATCCATCCTACCCCGATGGCCATGCTCGCACAGTGTTTTGATGTGTGGAATGGTTCGGTGAAATTCCGGTTTCAGATTGTCAAATCTGATTTCCATAAGGGAAGGTTGTTGGTTCGGTACGATCCGAATCGCTTCGACTCTGCGGTTGAATATAACACCAATTATAGTCGTGTTGTTGATATCGCTGAGGAGGATGATTTCGAAATTGTTGTGGGTTGGGCGCAAGCTCAAGCTTGGTTGAAATGTGGCACTCTCAGTGACACTGTTGTCAACTTTAGCGACTCAGTTCGCCTCCCGCAGACACAGGGAATCTTTAACGGAATCCTTGAAATTGATGTGTTGAATGATTTGGTGTGCCCTGCAGAGGACACTCCGATCAGCATTAATGTGTTTGTGTCGATGTGCGAAGATGCGAAATTTGCGGCTCCCTCTAACGAGAAGCTTAACAATTTCCATGTATTCCCCCAGCAAACTCCCGCTCTTCAGTCGCAGAGTGGTATGCTCGATGGTACTGAGAACCCGAGCAATCCTATGACCGATCGTCCTACCGGTTCAATGGAAATTCAGACTATCGCTTCCAAAGGAGAAGAGGCGGATCAAACGTATGCTGTATGGTACGGAGATCCACCCACTACTCTTAGGGAGCTTTGCAAGCGTTATACCCAGACTAAGGTCTGGGTTCCAGCTCCACCTCCGGAAGGAGTCGTTCGTATTAACACTTTAGTTAATAAGGACGCTCCTTACCAGAGTGGATGGGACCCTGAGGGTATTAACGTCAGTGATGTGGATGGTACCACGCGGCTCAATGTCGTTAACACTGACTATTCGTCTTGGTGGTCTCCTTGCTATGCGGGAGTCCGCGGTGCTCGTCGTAAGAAGTATTTCTTTTCTAACGGCGCCACTACGAACCCAAACGTCGTTCGCGGCGAATTTAATGGACTTGACAACGGAACCATTTCGGCAGCGTCTCAGAATTTCGTCACGGAATCACCTGAACGTTTGTCCAAATGGGCTTCCGTCCGTGTCGCTCCTCAGAGCGGTGCGGGAGCATCAGTAACCAACCTTGGTATTAATAACACCATTGAAGTAGAACTTCCGTTTTACGCTGATGACCGCTTTCGCGGTGCTCGTCTAGTGAGGGCGCAATCTTTGCCCTCTAACAGTCACAAGGTTAGTACCACCAGTGCTACCAGTGACCCTAATTCCTTTTTGGTGGGAGAAGTATCCTTTAGCACCACGTACCAGCAATGGGACGCGGTAGGCGAGGATTTTACGCTCATGTTCTTTACTGGAGCTCCGATCGTGTATAACTACACTGTTCGCGAGTTTTCGTAAGACATGGGTTTGCGGCTTTTTAATAATTTTACCGTTTAATGAAAATTATTTTGATGCTTCGCATTTTGTACAATAGGCAATGCGAAGAAATCTATCCGGTGGCCGGATAGTGCGTATGTAGCAATACGTGAGACGAATTGACACACTTGTGTTGATCTAGGTTTATACCTTGAGTTCGTCTCAAGGGTTTCCTAGGTCACACATTTAAGAGTCAGACGGTCTCGAAATACTTTAGCCATTATCAGTGATAAAAACACTGATAGCGGTTGAGAGTATAACACGAATCACA